CTAAGCGCGAAGATTTAATCAATGGTTAAAAAGAAAATTAAATTATCTCTCCCAGAGAAAATGATTAAGTTTATAGAAACCCTTCGCCAACCTACAGGGGACGGAGTCGGATCCCCCATGAAGCTAATGGATTTCCAAAAGGAAATGATCCGGGAAGTTTATGGCCCCTTAAATCCGCAGGGATATAGAATAGTCAACGAGGCGGTGCTTTCCATCGGTAGGAAAAACGGCAAGAGTTCCCTTTGCTCCGCAATTGTTTTATGCCATTTCTTTCTGCCGGAGCTCTCCATTACCAATCAGGAAATATTACTTCTCGCTTGGACCCGCGAACAATGTGGAGCTTTATTTAAATCAATTGCGGAATTTATTAAATTAGATACCGAGCTAATCCACGACTTTTCTATTTCCGATTCCAGAAAAATAATAAAGCATATAGGATCAGGCGGTGAGTGCCGGATAGAGAGTGCTGAAGCGGCGTCATTACACGGGAGAAACCCCTCACTTGTTTTAATCGATGAGATTGGAAACTTCTCCGCAGAGAAGGCCAGAGAAATTTATTCCGTTGTCACTACCGGCTTCGGTGCCAGGAAAGAATCTTTAGTTTGGTTACTCTCAACCCAATCCGCCTCCGACAATCACATTTTTTCCGAGAAGGTTGATTATGTAAAAATGGTCAATCGAGGGGAGATAACCGATCCAAGAATAAAAGGATTTGTTTATGAAGTTCCAGATGAGCTAGACGCTTGGGATGAAAAAAATTGGATACTTGCTAACCCAGGACTTGATGTAATTAGGTCCAGGGATGAAATGAGGAAGAAAGCAGACGAGGCGAAAAGATTGCCCGCCCAGGAAGCATTCTTTCGGCAACTCTTTCTAAATCAACGGGTGGATAGCTTCACCCCTTTTATTACTAAATCTTTATGGCAGAAAAATAATCATAGAGTTGAAATAGAAAAGTTAATCGGGAGGCCTTGCTACGGAGGGCTTGACCTTTCGGCGAAAACCGATTTAACTGCTTTCGTTTTAATATTTCCAGATGATAACGACCCCGCAAAATTTGATGTTCAATCTTTTTTCTGGAAACCCCATGATACTTTAAGAGATCATAGCTTGAGGGACCGGGTACCTTTTGAGACTTGGCATAAGCAAGGATGGCTTTTTACCACGCCTGGAAATAGCATTTCATACGACTACGTTGCCAAACAAATTTATGATCTCTCACAAAAATATAATATCAAGGGAATACATTATGACAGATGGGGGATGACCACCATGAAAAGCGCACTCGACTCCATCGGGTGCCCAACTCCACTCGAACCATGCGGGCAAGGCTTCAAAGATATGGGCCCTTGCTGTAATATTTTAGAAGAATTAATTTTAGATGCCAGACTTCGGGCGGGGCTTAATCCAGTTCTCACCTGGTGTGTGGCCAATACTGTGGTTATATCGGATCCTGCCGGTTCCAGGAAATTTGATAAGGCACGCAGCTTTGGCCGTATCGACGGAACCTTAGGATTATCAATGGCGCTTCGTTTGTGGGAATTACAGCGGCATAACGCTACTTCCTGCTATGATGACCCCGCTTTTATCGCCTATATGACCGGTTCTGCCTAACTTTTAGACACTTTTACTTGACTATATTGCGCTTTTGCCATACTTTTGGCAATATCCATCCATGCAATTTGATTGGGATCCTAAAAAAAATATTAAGAATATCCTCGAGCATAGGGTTGATTTCGAGGATGCTAAAGAAGTTTTTGAGGATCCTTATCGGCTAACCTTCAATTCGGATTCTAGACATTCTACATTGGAGTGCCGAGAAGTATGCATCGGTAAAATTGATGATGGAATTTGCACAGTGAGATTTGTTAGAAGAAATAATATAATAAGAATAATAGGCGCCGGGTTTTGGCGAAAAGAAAGGAGGATTTATGAAGAAAAAAATAAAATACACTAACGGTCCAATTGGAAAATGGAAAATGGTCGAGGATACCTTGCCACCACCAGAGGAATTTCTAGCAGGTTCTGGCCCTGGAAAAAAGATAACTCTGGCATTGGACGAAGAGACTATTAATCTTTTTAAGGGATTTACTAAGGCAAATAAAAGGTCTTATCAGAAATTAATCCGATTGGTACTTTGGCGATATGCTAAAGCAAATTTCCATGGGTAGGTATCTTTACATCCTCCCCAATATCATATCCCTAATCACCTTTTGCTTTTTATATGCAAGCAAAATCCCCTCCCATTGGTATGAGTGGATGCTGGTGGTTTTGATAGTGGGGAATGTTTTGGGGTTGAGGGTGAGGATTAGGAAGAAAGTCAAATAATTCTTGACGCTTTAAATCTTCTTCTATATATATTCCACGATGCATCAAAGCCATATAAAAGGCAGACCTCGAAAGAAGCAAAGAGAGGACTGGATTGAATTCCGACAAATAATAATTGACCGAGACAAATTCTGTCTTGGGTGTCATTCCATTGAAAATTTACAAGTTCACCATAATTCTTATGCCAATTTCAATGAAGAGAAATTGGAAGAATTGGGGACTTTTTGTAAACCCTGTCATACCGCAATAACTAGTTCTTTGAGAGAAAGAAGATATCTAATAACAAGGAGAAGATTAAATGGTAAAAAAACTGAAATTAAAGTTAATAGGAGTCGCCCCCCTAATAACGCACAACAACCAAGGGGTGGATCCGCTAAACGAGTACGCAAAAGCAATAAAACAAATCTCTGGAAAAAAGCAAAAGACGGAGGCCGATCTTTACGAATTAGGTAGATTGGAGTTTGAATCTGGTCTGTATATAAACGAAAAAGACCAAGTGATTCTACCTTCTAAGATTTTCGAGGGAATGCTTATTAATGGGGCCAAAAAGTTTAAAGAAGGACCAGCAGCGAAAGCGGGTGCCTTTGTCGAGGAAGATTCCTTACTGGAATTTAAAGATATGAAAACAAAAGGACAAAATCTTTTTGAAAAAAAAGAATATGTCTTTAGGGCCCCCGTAAAAGTTCAACAATCAACCATTATAAGAACTAGACCCATTTTTAATAAATGGTCCACAACTTTTGAAGTTCAATTTTTCCCGGATGTTTGTCAAAAAGAACAAATAATTAAATGGATTGAAAGGGCAGGAGAAGTTGTAGGAGCAGGAGATTATCGTCCTAGATACGGGAGATTTACCGTTCAAGTTTTGAAATGATCTGGATTTGGCGCGGTCGGATAGGCTTCGGCATGGCAAGGTTTGTCTCGGCTTGCTAGGGTTCCGCAGGGTTCGGATTTTTATTTTAAAATCGGAAAACTTTTATCCCACGATGTGGCTGGGTGTGGTTCCGTCCGGTTCGGTTTGGTGCTGTGTGATTTGGCGCGATTCGGTCTGGCATGGCTCGGTAGGGTAAGGATTTATTTTTAAATTGAAACCCACTATTCATAGGGTCCGACTTGATTTGGTCGGGTGGTGTATGGTCAGGTGCGCTCAGCTTGTGTCGGGTTTGATGTGGTTTGGTCAGGTGAGGATTTATTTTAAAAACGAAACATTTTATCCTGAGGCTAGGTGTGATGTGATTTGCTAAGGCAGGATTCGATATGGCATGGTCTGGTTTGGCGCGATGTGGTTCGGTAAATAGGGGAGGGCTTTTGCTCTCCCTTTTTTCCTATTTAATTCCTTCTAATTATACTTTAAACTATCGGCATGGGTATTTTAGAACGCATAAAACAAGTATTTGCACCGCAAGATACTACTAATGTCAATTTTTCTTCACTTCCCATCTATTCTTTGCATGGAGAGCACGTAAATTCCGAATCAGCTATGAGACAATCTTGTGTTTTTGCTTGCGTGAAAGCAATTTCAGAGGTTACGGCATCTTTGCCCATAAAGGTTTACAAAACAGATTGGATATCTGACAGGGAATTTCTCCCAAATCACCCCTTATATTATCTTTTGAACTTCAGACCAAATCCCCTCCAAAGTGGTTATGAGATAAAGCAACAGATTGCGGCTTCCTTGGTTCTCCACTCTGTTGCTTATGTTTTCGTCCAGCGGGATATTTATGATCGTCCTGTGAGTCTAACGCCTATAGATCCTTCATTAGTCAGTGTTGTTTGGAACGATTCGCATACCGATTTAATTTATTATGTTGGCGAGATAGGATTAAAATTAACTGGTCAGACATTTACCAAAAGAGAAATTCTGCATATTAGAGGTTTTTCTAAAGGGGTAATTAATCCCCTTTCCCCCATAAATTATGGAAGCAAATCAATTGGATTGGATATTTCCCTACAAAAACATCAAGAGAGCAGCTTTGGCCCAAATTCCAGCAGGCCCGGCGGAACCATAGAGGGTCCGAATCCAATTTCGAGTGAAGTCGCAAAACGGGTTTTGGAATTATTCCGAACTAGCTATACGGGAAATGCTAATACAAATAAAATCATGCTTTTGGATAATGGATTAACTTTTAAACCAATTTCAATGAATGATAATATTTCATTACAACTCATCGAAAATAAAAACGCATCACTTGGAGATATTTGCAGATTCTTTATGGTCCCTGGACCTGTTATAGGATTTACAAAAGATAGCTCATACCAAACTGTGGAGCAAGTAATTTTGACTTGGCTCAACTTCTGTTTGAAGCCCCTCTTTCAATGTTTCGCTCAGGCGTGCGCGCGCGACCTTCTGAAAGAAAGGGACGTAATGAACTATGAAATCAGTTTCGATTATACGACGGTGCTTACTGGCGGACTAGATAGCACATCCCAGTCACTCGCTAGACTGGTACAGGGTGGAATTTTTACACCCAATGAAGCTCGCTCTTATCTTGGAAAAGATGGAGTTGATTCCCCGGCGTGTGACCAATTGTTTATCCAAC